ATCATCGCGCACGCCGACGTGATGGTGCGCTATGCCGTGGGCCTGGAGTGCTGGTTCAACAAGAACGTACCGTCGATCCTGACCGCGTTCTCCTGGGTCAAACCTTTCGAGCTGGGCGCGATCGCGTGCCCGCCGGAGGATCAGCGCTACTACCTGCCGTACTACCTGAGCCCCGACGGGCCGGTCCTGCCGCCCGCGCAGTAGCACTCCGATGCCGACGATCACAACGACCGAGCTGGGCGCGGCCGGCCGCTACGTCGACTTCGGTGACCCGGCGTCGCTGCGCGACCTCGGCGCGCAGACGATCCTCGCGTATTGCCGGCCGACCGCAGCCGGCGAGGGCAACCTCGGGTATCTCATCAGCAAGCAGGTCGGCTCGACCTCCTGGAAGCCTCGCCTGATCGGTTCGGCGGGCTCTGCGTGTTGGGTGCTGGGCGGAGCGAGCGGCGGCGGACTCAACCCCGATGCCGAGACGACCAGCGGATCGCTCGTGTTCGGCGAGTGGGTGCATCTCGCGGCGACCTACGACGGCGGCCTGCTCGCGAGCGGGATGCGCTTCTTCATCGGCCAGAACGGCGCGACGATCACCGAGCACACCGGCCGCTCGAACACGTACGACGGAACGGGCTCGGTCGACTCCAACGCGGGCGGGATCTGCACGCTGCTGAACCGCCACAATCGCGGGCGCGCGTTCGTGGGCGACGTGGCCTACGTCGCGTACTGGAATCGCATCCTCTCGCTCGGGGAGTTGGTCACCGCGCAGGCGAACGGCCCGCTCTCGGTGCCCAGCGGTCTGGTGCTGTGCTGGGCCAATCAGCAGGACTACGGCCCGAACAGCCTCGCGCCCACGGGCCGCAGCACTTTCGTCGCTGGTGCGGTGCCGCCGAATACGGCGCTGGGCGGTGGCGCCGCGGCGGCGCTTGCCGGCGACGCAGTGGTATCGGTGCAGGGCAGCGGCGCGCTGCCGACGACGCATGCACTCGCAGGCGACGCGACCGCGGCCGTGCAAGCTGCGGGCGCCTTCGCCGAGCAAACGACGTTGCTCATCACCGACGTGGATGCGGGCAACGCCAATCCGGCCACGTCCGAGGTCACCGACGCGGGCACGGCCACGCCGACGATCGAGGTGCAGCGGCGCACCGGCGCTGATGGCGATGGCGGATGGAGGCACTTCCTCTTCGCGGTCGAGGGCGTCGAGGGTAAGGTGCCGGTGTTCCGCTGGGCCAAGGCGAGCCACCGGTTCGGCGGTGGCTTCACAGGCGCCTGGGCGCCCGTGTACACCACCGATTGGATCACGTGGACCAAGGCCGCGTCGCGCACGATCGGCGCGACCTGGATCGAGTGGGGTTTCGCCGATCCGCTGCCTGCCGGTCGCGTCTACGTTGCCTCGCATCCGCTCGGGCAGCAGGCGCATGCGGCGCCGTTCGCGGCGTACCTGCTGGCCACCTACCCGACGGTGGCTGCGCCAACGCCGTCGGCCGACGCATCGGGCATCTGCAACACGACGCCCGCCGAGTCGGACGATCTCTCGCGTGCCGTGGGCGCCAACGCACAGTACGCGATCAAGCTCGCGTGGCCCGGCCCGACGACGGACGGCGAGCCGAAGCGCAAGCTCGTCGTGCTCGCGGGCATGCATGCAGCCGGCGAAGCGCACTCGTGGCTCGGGTTCACGTCGGCGGTGCAGTGGATGCTGTCGGATTCCTCGGCCGAGGCCGCGGCGTTCCGCAGCAACTGGGACGTTCTGCTCTATTTCAATGTCACCGCGAACGGCCTGCGCGGTGGCAATGCGCGATGGAACTTCCGCTCGAGCCAAGATCCGAATCGAGACTGGAAACTGAGCGGTTCGAGCACGCTGGCCGAGATCACCGCACTGCGAGCTGCGATCGAGTCCGACACCGGCGGCGCTGCGAACGTGCTGTATTCGTTCCACGGTGCCGCGGACAAAGCCTCGAGGTTCAACATCTACGTGATGGCGCCCGACATCGACGCGGGCACGCGCCGGCCGATCATGCAGGCCTTCATGACGTTGGGTACGTCGATCTTCGGCGTGGCGAACGCGAATACGCCATACGCCGAGACCAGCACCGAATTCTGGTGGGGCTATGCCAAGCTCGGCTGCGCGCTGTCGTTCCCTGTCGAGCTGCAGGCGTTGGGCGAATCGAGCCAGGCAGAGGCCGAGTTCGTTGGCCGCGCATGGATGCAGACCTTGCAGGCGCTGGACGCCGCCGAATGGTTCGCCGGCGCCGCGCTCGCGGCCGCTCCCGCCATCTCCGTGCAGGCCGGTGGCGCGCTCACGACCGCGACTCAGATCGTCTCCGCCGCAATCATCGCGACGACGGCCACCGGCACGCTGAGTACCGGTGTGCAGCTCGATGCCGCCGCGGCCTCCGCTGCGCTCGCCGCGGGCGCGCTCACGGTGCAGCTCCGCCTGCGCGCCGATGCACTGGCCGCCGCGGTCGCTGCGGCCGGTCTCACAGCCGCGCTGCGGCTCGCCGCATCCGCGCAGGCCGGGGCGCAGGCCTCGGGCGATCTCACCGCGGCTGGCGAGGGTGCCGCACTCGCCGGCAATGCCGCGGCGGCAGCGCTCGCCACCGGGTCGATCACGATCCAGATCCGCCTGGCGGGCGCCGCGCTCGCCTCGGCGATCGCCCAGGGCGTGCTCGCCGGCAGCGCGGCGACGCTGCAGGCCGATGCGATCGCCGCCGCGCTGGCCACGGGCGACATGGAAACGGCGGTGCGGCTCGCGGCCTCGGCGCTCGCCTCGAGCGCGTCCACGGGCGCCCTCACCGCGCCGGGCGCCGGCGGCGCCCTGCAGGCCGACGCGCAGGCGATCGTCATCGCCGAGGGCGGGCTCACCACCAGCATTCTGGTCGCCGGCGCCGCTGCGGTGGTCTCGCAGGTCACCGGCACGCTGGATGTCGGGCTGACGCTGCGCGCGAGTGCCTTCGCCGCAGCGGCGGCCGACGGGATGCTGCTCACGCAGATCCAGCTCAATGCAGCGGCGCTGGCCGGGGCGCTCGCACGCGCGACGCTCACCACGGCAGGGCCGCCGCTCGCAACCCATGGTGCGCGCCGGCCCGGGCAGCGCGGCCGGCAGGCCGTCAATCAGCGGAGGCCGCGGCAATGGGCCTAAGAGTCGTCATCGCGCCGACCGTGGAGCCGGTCACGCTCGAGGAGGCGAAATTGCATCTGCGCGTCGAGCATGACGCCGAGGACACGCTCATCTCCTCTCTCATCTCCGCCGCGAGGGGACAGTGCGAACATCTGTTGGAGCGCGCGATCGCGCGGCAGACGCTCATGCTCGCCATCGACGAGTTCCCGGCGGATGGTATCCGGCTGCCATGGCCGCCGATCGTGACCATCGATTCCCTTGCCTACGTGGATGTCGACGGCATCGAGCAGACGATGCCGCCAGCAGGCTACTACCTCGACGAGGCGCAGGAGCCATGCTGGCTGTTGCCCGCCTATGGCTCGAGCTGGCCGAGCGCCAGAATCGAAGCAAACGCGGTGCGGGTGACCTACCAGGCCGGCTATGCCGAGTGCCCAGCCGAAATCAAGGGCTGGCTGCTGCTCACGATCGGCACGCTCTACGCCACGCGCGAATCGGCTTCGGATCGGCCCGCTCAGCCCAGTCCCTTCGTCGATCGACTCATCGACCGTTGGAGGGTGTACGGATGAGCGCAGGGCGTCTGCGTCATCGCGTCACGATTCAGCGGCGAATCGAGACGCGCGATCCGATCACAGGCGCCACCTCGTACGGCTGGGCGGACGTGGCCACGCTCTGGGGCGCTGTCGAGCCGCTATCCGCGCGCGAGTTCATCGCCGCGCAGGCCGCGCACTCGCAGGTGTCGGCGCGCATCACGATCCGGTTCCGCGACGACATCACGGCGGCGATGCGCGTGCTGCACGGCGCGACGGCGTATGACATCGAGGGCGTGATCCCGGACGCCCGTTCCGGGCGCGAGTGGCTGACGCTGCCGGTCTCCACGGGGGTGCGTGATGGCGCATGACACGCAGACGCTGCACGGGCTGGACGACCTGCTCGCGAAGCTCCAGGCGCTGCCGCCGGAGATCGTAAGCAAGTCCGGCGGGCCGGTGAAAACCGCCCTCAGGAAGGGCGCGAAGGTCATCGCCGAGGAGGCGGTGCGAAACATTCGCGCGATCGTCTCGGACGACCCGCACTACGTATCGACGGACCAACTGGCGAAATCGGTGGTCGTGCGTCGCGATCCACGCCCGCAGAGGTCCGGCGCGAACGAGCGCTTCCGGGTGATGCTCGCGCGCAAGAAGTACCCGGGGCGCAACCTCGGCACGATCGCCACGGGGCGGTACCTGGAGTTCGGCACCGAGAAGCAGCGCCCGACGCCCTGGCTCACGCCGGCCTATCTCGCCAAGCGCCAGGCCGCGCTCGATACCGTCGTGCGCGAACTGCGCATTGGCGTCGATCGAGCGATTCGCAAGGCATCGAGGCGCTGATGTTGCCGCTCGTCTATCCGGTGCTCATCGGAGATGCCGCGGTCTCGGCGCTCGTCGCCACGCGTATCTATCGACACGGTCGCGCGCCGCAAGAAGTGGCCGTGCCCTATATCACATGGTCCATCTCGGGTGCGCCGGAGAACGCCTTCGAGGGGCCGGACCACGATTTCTGCCGCGTGCAGGTCGACTGCTGGTCGGATGACGACGCGCAGCTCGAAGCGCTGGGAAAGGCCGTCCGCGATGCGATGGAGCCGCACGCGCACATGACGCTCTTCGAGGGCACGCCGGATGACACCACCGGCCGCTTCCGAATGATGCTGCTCTTCGACTGGATCGAGCCTCGATAGAGGCTCGCCGCTTCACCACCAGCCGCCTTCGGGCGGCCTTTTCGTTTCTGAAGGAGTTGAAATGGGCACTCCCATCAAGAGCCAGAAGACGGAGCTGTACTGGGCGTCGGGCCCGACGGCGACGTCGCGCGTCGTGGCCGCCGCGAGCATCAATGGGCTGGGCGGCCCGGCCGACCAGATCCCGACCACTACGCTCGACAATGACACCGACCACACATTCCTCGGCGGGCTGGGGAATCCAGGCGCGGTTACGGTCGCCTTCAACGTCCATGCCGGCGAGATCGCACACGAGGCCGTGCTCGCGCTCAAGGACTCCAAGGACGTCGTTTCGTGGGGTATCTATGGCCCCGGGTCGCCGGTGCCGACGGCGGTGGGCTCTGTCATGCAGCCCTCGGTGACCCGGCCCTCGATGATCTTCCAGGGCTACGTCTCCGACATCAACGTCGACATCGGAGAGAACAACGTCTGGAAGGGCAGCATCACCATCCAGCGTAGCGGCGGCCTGACCATCGATCTGCTCGCGCCATGAGCAAGTACGAGTCGTTTTTCGTCTCCGACGAGATCCGCGAGCGCAAGGTCACGCTCGCCGACGGTACCGAGCATCTCCTGCATTTTCGCGAGTTGCCGGCGGTGGAGTTTCGCAAGTTCGGCCTCGCCGAGCGATCCGAGGATGACGACGTCCGGTCCGAAGCGACCGTGCGCCTCATCGCGGCAAGCCTGTGCGAGCCCGACGGCAGCTCGGCGATCACGCTCGAGCAGGCCCGCAAGCTCAAGCCGCATGTCGCAAGCGCCCTGTTCGAGGCGGTGCTGGACGTGAACCGCGTCCGCCGAGGCGAGCAGGGAAACGCATAACGGCCGGCGGCGAGCAATGGTTCTGGCACGTCCTCGCGCTGGCGCTCGGCGGGCGCTCGGTCGCCGAATGGCAGGCGTCCATGACGCAGGCGGAGTTCGAGTCGTGGATCGAGTTCTATCGCCGCTGGCCATTCGACGACCGGCATCGGTACTACCGGCCGGCCGCGTTCATCGCCGCTTCCGCGGGCGCCAAGCTCGAGCAGGCGCTCGACTGGCTGCAACCCGCCGAGCCTATCGACGCGCTCTCGGCTGCGTTCGGCATTCCGGTGAGATGACATGAGCCTTGGCACCATCGTCGTCGATCTGCTGGCGCGCACGGGCAGCTTCGAGACCGACACCAAGCGCGCCGCGAAGCTCGCCCAGCAGCGTGCGAAGGAAATCGACGAAGCGTTCGAGAAGGCCGGCAAGGCGGTCGGCCTGGCGCTCGCCGGCATCGCCACGGCGGCGGCCATTGCATTCAAGTCGACCATCGACCGCATGGATGAGTTGTCGAAGGCCGCGGCTCGCGCATCGATGCCGACCGAGGATTTCTCGCGCCTCGCCTATGCCGCCGACCTGGCCGATGTGTCGATGCAGGACCTGCAGGGGTCGATGGGCAAGCTCGCCAAGGCGCAAGGCGACGCGGCCCAAGGGGCGGCCGAGCAGGAGCGTGCATTCAAGGCGCTCGGGATCGCATATAAGAACGCCGACGGATCGCTGCGCGGCACGAAGGACGTGTTCTTCGACTTCGCCGACAAGTTCAGGAAATTCCAAGGCTCACCGGAGATCGTCACGCTCGGGATGACGATCTTCGGCCGGTCGTTCCAGACCTTGATTCCACTGCTGAAGGACGGTGCACAGGGGCTGAAGGACGCCGGCGCCGAGGCTGATGCATTCGGTGTCACGGTATCGACGCGCGCTGGCCTGCAAGCCGAAGCCTTCAACGACAGCATCACGCGACTCACTAAGGCGATCGAGGGCCTGAAGATCGAACTGGTGCAGGGTCTGCTCCCAGGGCTTCTGGATGTCACCCAGCGCTTTCTCGATGCTCGCGAGGCCGGGCTGGGCTTCATCGACGCGTTCGATATCGCGGCCAACATCAAGGGTTTCATGACGCTGGACGAGAAGATCGCGGACGTCCAGCGGCGCATTGCGGATGTGAAGTCTGGCAAGTGGACCGGGCTGTTCAGCACAGACGGCCTGGCAGACCTCGAGGCACGGCTCGCCAAGCTGACAAAGCTCCGGGATCAGTTCAGCGACAGGGCGATCAACGCTGACATGACCGCCCTCGGCGGGTCGACGCCTGCGCCGCGCGCGAAGCCGCTCAGCCTATTGGGCGGCAGCAAGGCGAAGCGCGATATGACGCCGATCGACATGACCGACGAGCAGCGCACGCTGATCGCCGCGATCGGCCTGTACACCGACATCGAGAAGCGTTCGAAGGACTACGGGCTCACGCTGCAGTGGCTCGACCAGCTGTACTTCGACGGCGCGATCAAGGTCGAGCAGTACGACGTCGCCGTGCAGCAGCTCACGCATTCGACCGAATCGTTCGGTAAGGATGGGGTGGCCGCGATCGAGGCATTTCATGCATCAGTCCTCGCAGCCAAAAAGCCGCTCGACGAACTCGGTGAATTCACGTTGCAGACCGCGCGCAACATCCAGACGCATCTGGGCGATGAGACGTACAACGTGCTCAGCGGAAGGTTCGACGACATCGGCCAACGCTGGCTCGACCTCCTCAATCGCATGATGGCCGACGCGCTGGCCGTGAACCTGTCTCGCGTACTCTTCGGCGACTTCGACAAGAGCGGCAGCCTCGGCGGGTTGTTCGGTCAGGGCCTGTCTCTGCTCTTGGGCGGCGGCGCCGGCGGCGGCACGGGCGGCGGCGGTCCAGGGTTGGGCAGCGGGCTCTCGCCCGGCATGACGAGCGCTGACGACTGGATGCTTGCAGGCCTAGCCGGCCGCCGCGCCGGCGGCGGTGACGTATGGCCGGGCGGGACTTTCCTCGTCGGGGAGCGCGGGCCGGAGCTGTTCAGGCCGGTCACGAGCGGGACCATCGTGCCGAACGAAAAGCTCGCCTCGCCGGGCGAGGCACCGCCCATCATCATTAACATCGCGACGCCGGACGTCGAATCGTTTCGTCGATCCGAGGGCCAGATCGCCGCTCGCCTGTCGTCGATCGCCTCGCGCGGAGCGCGCTTCCGATGAGTTTCGTCGACGCGATCTTTCCCGAACAGTACGCCTACGGCGCGGTCGCGAGCGACGACTGGAAGAACGAGATCGTCGAATCGATCAACCGGCGCGAGGTACGCAACCTGCCGGTCGAACATCCGCGCCGCAGCTGGGACCTGTCGATTCCTGCGCGCACGCACAGCGAGCGCGATGGCATCCACCAGTGGTTCCTCGCGATGCGCGGCGCGCACCACAGCTTCGCCTTCCGGGATTTCGCCGATGACTCTGCGGCACGTCAGGCGATCGGCATGGGTGATGGCATTGCACTCGCGTTTCAGCTCGTCAAGAGCTATGCGATCGGCACAGAGGCCTACGATCGCCCGATCACGCGGCCGGTCACCGCTGGCGTGCGAGTGTGGGTCAACGGCACCGAGCAACTGAGCGGCTGGACGGCGAGCCGACTGACCGGCGAGATCGTCTTCGCCACGGCGCCGGCCGACGGCGCGCTCGTCGAGGCCTCCTGCGCGCAGTTCCATGTGCCCGTCCGATTCATGCAGCCGCGGCTCTCCTGGAGCGCCATCAACCGAAATCTCCGGGCCGGCCTGCTCTTTCGGTGCGACGCGCTCTCGCTGATCGAGGTGATCGGGGAATGAGAGCCGTCGATCCTGCGTTTACGGCGGCGCGCCAGTCGGCGTCGTCGAGCCTGTGCAAGGTCTGGCGTATCGAGCGCCGGGACGGCGTTGTGCTGCGGTTCACCGAGCATGACACGGATTTGGAGATCGGCGGCGAGAGGTACGCCTCTACGGCGAGCTTCGATGCATCCACGATCAAGGCCAGCGGCGACCTTACAGTGGACGACCTCGATGTGCAGGGCGCATTCGACAGCTCGACGATTACCGAGCGCGATCTACTTGCCGGGAACTTCTCCGGCGCGCGCTTCATCGTCGGCGAGATCCTGTGGGACAACCTGGCCGCAGGCATCGACCCGCTGCGCTGGGGCACGCTCGGCCACGTTAAGGCCACTGGCGGCGCATTCCTCGCCGAGCTGCTCGGGCCCACCGCGCCGCTGCAGCAGCCCTATGGAGAGCTCGTGCAGCCGCAGTGCAGGGCGACGCTGGGCGACGTGCGATGCGGAGTCAACTTGGCCGCATACACGCAAACCGGAACGGTCACCGCGGTCACGAGCAAGCGCGTCGTCACGGCGAGCGGCATCACGGTCCCCGGGGGAGACCCCAGCTATTTCCAGCACGGCCTCCTCGCCTGGCTCACCGGCCCGAATGCTGGGCTGCAGATGGAGGTCGCTGAGTGCGACGGCACGACGCTCACGCTCATGCTCGAGATGTTCTCGCTGCCCGAGGTGGGCGATACGTTCGATCTGCCCGCTGGCTGCGATCAGTCCATCGTCATCTGCAACGCGCGGTTCGGAAACCAGCGCCGTTTTCGGGGCGAACCCTACAAGCCGGTGTCCGACGACGTGATCAAGGGGCCGGTGCGATGACTATCACGCGCGCAGCGTTCCTCTCCGAGGCCCGCAGCTGGATCGACGTGCCCTGGGTGCACCAGGGGCGCAACCGGTACGGCGTGGACTGTATCGGGCTCGTGCTCGTGACCTGCTGGGCGCTCGCGCTCACCGATTACGATATCAGCGGCTATGGTCGCACGCCGAACGCAGACATGCTCATGCGCGAGCTGGATGCGCGGGCCCGACGGATCGACCTGGCCAGCGCGCTGCCGGCCGACCTGGTGCTTTCTCGCTTCAATCACGATCCGCAGCACGTCGGAATCCTCACCGACCGCGGTATCCTGCATGCCTACGCGGGCGCCCGCCGTGTAGTCGAGACTGCGCTGCCCCGGTCCTGGCGGCGCCGGATCGTGGCGGCGTACGCCGTGCCCGGAGTCGCCTGATGGCACAGCTCGCCGTCGCTGCCGTGGCGTCATGGGCTGCCGGGTCGGCCGCTGCCGCAGCTGGTATTGCCTCAACAGCGACCTTTCTCGGCATGACGGCGGCCGGTTGGGGGTGGATGGCCGGCTCCGTCATCGGATCGATGCTGTTCGCGCCTGACGCGCCGGACGGCCCGCGCATCGCCGACAAGGGCGTGCGCGCCGGCGCCTACGGCCAGATGATCCCGATCACCGCGGCGACGGTCCGAGTCACCGCAGACCTCCTCTGGTTTTCGGATCTCATCGAATCCTCGGAAGAAGTCGGCGGCAAGGGCGGCGGTGGCGCGACGCAGTGGCACTACGCTATTAACATGCTCGTCCAGGCCTGCGAATCGCCGGAGGGCGAGCCACGCACGCCGCTACACATCTGGGCCAACGGCCGGCTGCTATGGTCGCACGATGGCACGCCCGACGGTGTCGTCGACGACCAACTCATCCAGCGCGGCAACGTGCGGTGGTACGACGGCCAAGACGCTCAGCTGCCCGATCCGGTCTACGAGGCCGCGGTAGGAATCGCGCCTGCGCATCTCGGTTACCTCACGATCATGCTTGAAGAACTGCAGCTCGATTTTTCTGGCAACCGACCGCCGACCATCGAAGTCGAGGTCGCCGAGCATATCGCCGGCGGTGCGACGCAGAGCAACGTGTACACGTCGGGGAATTTTCACAACGCGGGCGAGCCGACAACGGTGCGGGCTCGCGGCTACCTCGCGGTGCTGCGCATCGCATCCGGCGATGTGCGCCTGCGCACGATCCGCGAGTCGGATGGCGTGCTGACAGGCGAGATCACGATCCCGCTGTCGTGGAGCAGCATCGGCGGTATCCTCTTCGACCCGACCTCCGATACGGTGTGGCTGCGCGCCGGCTCTGCGATTCGGGCATACGACATGGCCGGCAATCAGGTTGTCGCCGCGACTCTGCCGAACACCTCTGCCGATTTCGCCTTTTCGGCCTCCGGCTCGCTGTGGGTCTATTCACATGCCGCCTATGCCTGGTGGCGCATCAACAAGCTCAATGGCGCGGTCCTCGAGACGCGGATTGTGTCCACCCGGTTCCTGAGCGGGAACATCGCGGTCGGCATCGCGAACGACGGCGCGATCCTCGCGCGCTACGCAAACAAGATCTACCGGCACACCGGTGTCGGCTCCGACTACGATGTGATCGATCTATCGATCTACTACACCGGTATCAAACGGTCTTGGTATGACGCGGTCAGAGACGAGATCGTCGTACTCGCGAGCAACGGCGCTTCAGCCGTCGCGGCTCGCATCAACCCGATCACGGGCGACATCATCGGCTCGCGTGCGTTCGATGCCACGATCTACTCCACGGCCGAGACGACAGGCGTGGTGTCCTACGATCCGATCGGGCAGTGCATCTGGCACGCGGTGCGCTTCGGGTCGATCGATCGGTTCGACGTGCTCACCGGAAGCATGGCCACCGCCATGTATACGTTCACGCCGGCGGCCTACTTGAACCAGGTCATCGTGCTGCCCAGCGAGTCGGGTATTTTCCTTGCGTGGAACGACACGAGCCTGACCGATTTCACTTATGCGCGCTTCGGCGGCGCCCCGCGCGGCCTGCCGATTTCGCTCGCTGAACTCGTGGAGCGCACCTGCATACGTTCCGGCATGGACCCCGCGAGCATCGATACCACGGAACTCGACGACTCGATCGCCGGCTACAGCATCACGCGACAGTCGACCGGCCGCGCGGTGATCGATCAGCTGCGCAGCGCGTACTTCTTCGACGGTGTCGAGAGCGGCCTCAGCTACGCCTGGCGCAAGCGCGGCAAGGCCCCGGTGGCCACCATCGATGCCGGCGAGCTTGGCGCGCACGTATTCCAGTCCGGCTCGAGCGACCCGCCGCCGGCGCGTGAGGCCGAGATGATCCCGGACGTCGAGGCGCCTGCGGAGCTCACGCTCTCCTATGTAGATGCGGCCGCCAACTACGACGTGGGCGTGAGCACGGCACGCCGCCAGGCCACGCAAGCGGGCGCGCCGGCGCGCATCGAGCTGCCGATCGTGCTCTCGGATGCCGAGGCCGGCGCCATCGTGTGGGCGAACCTTCTGCACGCGCACGCCGCGCGCAACTCGCTCGCGATCAAGCTCACGCATGCCTACGAGCATCTGGAGCCATCGGATGCGATCCTCGTGCCCTTTGCCGACGGCGAGCTGCGCCGCATGCGTATCGACAAGCGCACAAGCGCGCGGCCGCTCGTCGAGCTCGAGGGCGTGATCGAGGACGTCTCGTGGGTCGACGTGCGCTACGGTGGGACCGGCCGCGGTGCCGCGCCCGCGCAGGTCGCACCGAGCATGCTCTCGACCAGCGTGCTGGCGCTCCTCGATCTGCCGCCGCTGCGGCCCGAGGACGATGCGCTGGTGATCTATGGTGCGGTGGCGCCGGCCAGGGCGGCGGATGCGTGGCCAGGCGCCGCGATCTACAAGTCGGTCGACGGCGGCGCGAGCTATGACTCGGTGCTCGCAACGCGCGGGCGCGCGACGCTCGGCGCCACCACCACAGTGCTGGGCGACTGGAGCGGCGGCAATCGCTGGGATCGCGCGGATACCGTGCGCGTCGCGTTGACTTCCGGCACGTTCAGCTCGGCGAGCGAGCTCGCCGTTTACAACGGCGCGAACGCGGTGGCGATCGGTGACGAGATCATCCAGTTCGCCAACGCTGTGCTCGTCAGTCCGGGCGAGTGGGAGCTCTCGACGCTCTTGCGCGGTCGCATCGGCACCGAGCGCGCGATCGCGGGCCATGCTGTGGGCGATCGCGTGGTGCTGCTGTCTCCGGCGCTGCGGGCACTCGCGCTGCCCGCCGGTGAGCTCGGCGCCGCGCGGCTCTACAAAGCGGTGACCGGTGGCCAGCCGATCGCGGATGCGCCGTCGCAGACGTTCGCAGCTGCCGGTAACAGCCTGCGGCCGCTCTCGCCGGTGCGCATCCGTGGATCCCGCTCCGGCGGTGACCTGACGATCACCTGGGTGCGCCGCGCGCGCTTGTACCGGGGCTGGCACGTACCGCTGGATGAGCCCGTCGAGGCGTACGAGATCGACATCCTCTCCGGTTCGTCGGTGGTGCGCACGCTCACTGCATCAGCACCGATCGTCGTCTACACCGCCGCACAACAGACCGCGGACTTCGGCGCTCCCCAGCCAGAGGGCACCGTACCCGTAGCCATCCACATGATCAGCAGCCGCGTCGGTCGCGGCCATGCAGGAACCGCCACGCTATGAGTACGACGAATCTGCAGATCCCGCTGATCGACGCGAACCAGGACCAGCCGACCACGGCAGCCAATGAGGCGATCGAGCTGCTCGATACAGCGATCGCCGGTCGGCTGGCGTTGAACATGACGGGCCTGTCGACTCGCACGCTCACGTCGGCCGAAGCGGTCAACGCCATGTTGCATGTAACCGCGACGACCGCAGCCTGTGAGCTGCTGCTGCCGGCGTCGCCGAAGCGGTGGCTCGTGATCAATGACGGCTCGCATACGCTGACGCTCAAGCGCAGCGGGCAGAGCACGCCTGCGCCGCCGACCGTGGCCGCCGGCGCTTCGGCGCTCGCCTATTGCGACGGCACGAATATCCGCAAGCTCTGACGCCACTCCCTTGCATTGGCGGCCGCCTCGAGCGGCCGTTTTCATTTTTCGAGGACCAACACGATGGAAGCACGCGAGCTGGTGGAGTGGCTGTCATTTCTCGGGCTCAAGGTCGTGACGCTCGTGGCCGGCTTCTTTGGCGCCACCGTTGCATTGACCGTCGCGCCGAAGCTCGGGCCTTGGCAGCTCGTCACGTCCGTCTTCGGCGGTCTCGCGATCGCGGTGTTCATTGAGCCGCTGGTGAGCTACTACCTGAAGGTGCCTGCCGGAGTGCAGGGCGGGATCGCCTTCATCCTCGGGCTGGCCGGCGTCGTCATCGCTGCCGGCATCATCGAAGTAGCCAAGGCGTTGCCTGCGATCGCGATCAAACGAATCAGGCGCATCTTCGGGGACGCCGAATGAGCATGCTCTATTCGATCATCTGCGCAGTCATCTGCCTGCACGCGATCGTCGATCTCAACGCATCAACGCGGCGAACCTCACGCCTGCATCGCGGAATCGAAG